CTCGTTGACATGAAACCTTTGTCCTCCAGCACCGCCCCTTTTGCCGGGCTGGCCAACCCCATCGCACTAACTCCTTGATCGTCAACGCCCCGGAAAACTACCAAGTCTTGTTGAAGTGGCTCGGTTTTGGCTATGTGCTTATCTAGGGTGTCAATAGATTTTTCTATTCGTTCCTTAACCGGGCTGGGGTAACTTGAACCTCGAAGTGTGTCATTGATTTCCACATACCCGCTATTGGAGTAGTCAAACAGCACATCTTTTTCTAGTTTGCTTTGACTGTCTTCGTTTGCTCCAGCTGCGGCGTAAGAGTCGGCCAGCGTCGCTTCAAACTCTGTAGCCTGCTGGTCGGTCATGTCTGGACCGCCGACAGTTCCTCCTCCGGTAGTCCACTGGTTTCCCCGGAACGGGTGCCCGGGAGTATCGCCTTTAGTGACCGCTGTTTCAGCAATCCCAAACCGGTTAATGACCAGCATGGCTATATCCTTAAGGTCGGTAGCGTGGAACTTGATCTAGTCCACTCTCAATTTCACGCCCAATTTTTCTTAAATTAGGATCATCTGATCTTGCCAGCGTCGCCGCCGCCGATTGCGTATTCCGACGAGCATTGCTTAATAAGGCGCTGTCGCCTGAATCGTTGCCTGATTCTACTAAATCAAGTTGGCGAGTCGCCTCTTTTAATTTTGAGGTTGCCTCGTCTATTTTCCCTTGCTCAAACCGGTCATCGGTTCCGTAATCTTCAAGAGTGGATTGAGCATCTCCAATAACAGTATCCATCGCATCTCTTTCGTCGGCGGGGCTTGCTTTTGTTTCACCACCGCCACCGCCTGAGCCAGCACTGTACTGGTTGCCACGAAAAGGGTGGCCCGGGGTATCGCCTTTCGCCACAGCGTTATCAGTTGTTCCGAAACGATTAATAATTATCATGGTCAGTCTTTTCTCTGGAGGCCACCGTTAATATAACCGACAGCCTGAACAGTTAACTTGAGGTCCACACCGTCCATAGGTTTACCTGCCTTGACTCTGGCTTTCATATCAGAAACCACTTGATTCGCTGCGTCCCATTTTGATGACGGGTCTTTTTGCCCCATTTTGTAACCACTAGAATACGCTGTGTCAATTTCATCTTTTGATAAACCGCTGCTAATGGCGGCGTTGAGTCCTTTGTCTGCGGTCAAACGAGTAGGGGTTTGCGGATTGCCAGCACCTCCGGTACCGGCTCCGTACTGGTTTCCTCGAAATGGGTGGCCCGGGGTATCTCCCTTGAGTACAGGATTCTGTTTATCTCCGAAACGGTTAATGATGATCATGATTAGACCTTATAGATTCTCTGTGGACTTTTCAATGGTTTTGTATTTGCCTCCACGGCGCTTATATTCGCCGACCAACCAGTTGTTGGCATATAGGGAGGGGTAAACATCAAACTTCTTCTTAGCCTCGCCTTTGATGCGATTGTAAAGTTCCATGTCGGTAGGAACATCGTCTTTTTCTTTGGCGAAAACTCCAGCCGCAACCGGTAGGTCGGCTTCAATTCGTTGTGCTGAGCCTCCGATTGAATACCCTCGAAGTTTGCCAGCCTTGACAAGTTCCCACGCCCACGGTTCCCAAACAACACCGAGGAATGGGGTGTCTGCCGGGAAGGTTTGCTTAGTTACCCCTTGTCCCGGGACTGTCATGTCGGTTGAAATGGGGAAAGGCCATGTGAGCATCTCAACCATTTCGCCAGCGGGTCGAGACGAGTGCTGGAGATAGATTGTTCGGTCGCCTTTGCGTACCCAATCCCACATCGCTTTTTGGAGGGTATCGGAATCAGCAAACTCACCGTGGGCGTCCTCTATGCCGGGGACATAGGCAGGCCCGAGCGTATAGCGATATGGTGCTGCCTTGTTGAGAAACGAGTTAGCAGCTGAGGTGACGATCTCAAGTTTGTCGTCTGTGGATAATTGGTATGGTTCAGCAATTCCGAACCCTGCTTCTATTTCGTCAGCCACTAAATCGTGAACGGCTTTGATCGCCGGGGTTACAACTACCGCTTCGTGGGCAGAGTCGTGCCATTCAATAAGAGCCTCGAGCGGTTCTACGCTAAGAGATTTCCCGACGAACGATTCAATCTGAGCGAGGCGGTTCTGTGCCTGCTGCTCATCAGCATAACAACCGAACTTTCGGCCCGTTTCTGAGTAGACGCAGAACTGTCCGTCCTCTGACCGGATTTCTCGGCGAACTGGGGTGCGCTCAGCGATTTGATAGTTAGTCTTTTCGGCTGCCTCTGATGACATACCGACGAACAGCGTTTCGGAGACCTGCCCGATCAACTTGAGAGTCTTAGCCCGGAGTGCTTCGGCTCCCGGAACGCCTAACATGCCGAGGTATGCTTGAGAGAGGCAGGCGACAGGGTTCTCGAACCCCATATGCTCAGATTTGGTTAAAGTTTTTCTAACTCCGAGTGCTAACGCCTGATATTCCTTGACAAGCGCCAGAGTTGCGTCGGCAAACTCGGCGTTGCCCATAGCAACAAACGATTGGTAGGCGTCAAGCATCTCATCTAACGGGTCAATCTTCTCTGATTCCCCACCGCCGTTGGCGTACATCTCTTCTTCATCATGACCGTCACGGTACATGGGGCTATAGCCCTTAGTAACTTCAGGGGTTTCGTTAATTATGTCCTTAAGCACCGGGCCTCCAGCAATCCAAGCGTCACAAGTGCGACCAGCTGCGCACTTGAAATCCCACGCTTCACAATAACCTAATTCTCCAGCCTTTATTGTAGCCCACGCATCTTCGCCGGGTTCGTTGGCCAAGCCGGTACTAATACATTCGAGCATGGCAGGGGTACGAATAAAAGCAGCGCAGTTACCGCACCGTTGTTTCTTTGCTTCATCCGGGGTGGTTTCCCACCTGCTGGCGATTCCTGCCCAATACTCTGTGTTGGGTTCTGCCGGGTTGAGTGGGCCATAGTTAGCGCCCTTGATTGCCTTTTGACGGTTTCGGAGGTTAACGGCAACATTTTGTGTCGCTGTTGGACAGGCTGCCGCCTTTGTTAGATCGCTAAGTGCGCCCGACATGACTCAAATGCCTAGCGAAGCCGAGAGTTGCCACTCCCATTTGTGGTGCTGGTCAATTCTTTCAGCGATAAAGTTGGCGACACCCTGCTCGTTTGCGTTGTTGGCGATCTGAAAGAGAACCTTCAGCATGGCGAGAACGGCACGGTTTTTGGTGAGGAGATCGGTGGCGAGTTCGGTTGTTCCCGTTGAGAGGCTGGCGTCCTCGAAGTCGGCTTGTCCGATTGCTGCGTTAATCCCGGGAGGGAATCCCTTAAGTTTGCGTATGTTTTCAGCAAACGGGTCAATGGAGCCGTAAATATCCTCGTAGATTTCGGCGAAAAGGGCGTGGTACTGCGAAAAGTCTTGACCGGTTACATTCCAGTGCGCTCGGTGTGCCGAAAAGTAGAGAACGACAACATTCGAGTACATTTCTTGGAGGGCTGGCACTAGACCGATGGGATTTTGGGCGTCAATAGGCACAGGCTGGAGGTTATCAGTAACTAGCTGCTCTCTGTTGCCTCTAAGGAAAGGCATTAAACCCTTTGAGAGTTCCCCGGCGTTAATAAGTCTCTGTGTTTCTTTCTCGGCCCACTTCATTCCGTCTAGTTTGGAGTCCCCTAGTGGGCCACCCCAGAGGAGCCACGCCACTTGTCCGGGAGTTGGGCGGTCTTTGTCGCCTCGAACATATGCTTGTGCGTCCGGGCTGGAAAGATCAACGGTGTGCCGGGCGAACCATGCCGCCATTCGGCGCACTTTGTCCGGGCTGGCGGTACCGGCTGCTAGTTGCCGGGCTTCTCGAACGGTTTTTGGGGTCAGTCCTGAACCTTTATATTCGAGCAGATCAAGACCTCGTTTAGCTGCGTCTGCTACATATTTGGGAACGGCGACCATACGCAAACTTTACACGGTGGTTGTTGCCGGGCGTCGGCTCTCAGTCAACAAACATTTCTTGCCAAATGGCGAGGATTTCAGCTGCTTGTTTTTCCTCTTCCAAGGAGTTGGCAACGAATTGTAGGCCCATGTCTCCCGGGAACGGCTGGCGGTGGTCAAAGCCTCCAGCGTAAATGTCTAAAGGAATCCCATTAGGGAACGCCTCACATATTCCTGTCGGTTCGTCGGTTAGTGCTGAGCCTGTTTGTTTGCGCTGGCAAGCCCAACACATATTTACGCCCTGAGTCATTCGTCCTCCTATTGAATTAGGGTTAGCATTTCAGAGATTTTATCAAAGATCTTCACCGATAGTGCTCGAGGGAGGTCATTGGTTTGGAGTGCTTCCGCTACCGCCTCTGCGACAACTTCGTCAACATCGCCTCGGCAGTATTTGGAGAGAGCATTCATTAGTTTTGTGGAGGTTAGTGGGTCTTTCCCGGTTGTACCTAAGAAGTTCCTCACAATGTCACTTATCGCACTCTTGATTGGGGCTTGGCCCACAAAGGTGCGTTTGAAACCGGGCACATTAGCAAAGAACGCCCCCGGATTAACTCCGTACTGCTCCAGAGTGAAGTGCATATGGTGGCCGAACTCATGATAGATAGTGCCTGCCGGGTCAGACGATGACCAAAACCCGATCTTCTTATATCGTTGAGTCGTTTCAAGCCAGTTATCACGCTGGTAGAACTCTTCCTTGAAAAGGAGGAACCTCCTATCCGCTGAGGCAACGCCAACAGCGTTACCCATCTTGTAGTTCACTACCTTGGTCGTTCCGTTTGGCTGAGGAAGCCTTAGTTTTGTGTCTGCCCCGATATAGTCAATCCGTTCAGCAACAACAGGGAAACGCTGGAAGCAGTCGTCAATCGCTCGAGTGATTTCTTGTGCTGCCTCTGTTTTGACATTGCCTAGATCTATAACTCGGGTAGTGCCGTTGTATTTAATACCCCACCGCTCTTCGAGCCACTTCGTTGCTTCTTCTGGACTGTTGAACTTCGGTAGTTCTTCTTTGATGGGTCGCCCAGTAGGCGTTTGTTTTGGTTTTGAGCGACCATCTATGACTTCAGGCTTCGGCGGTTTCGGAGCGACTGAGGCGGCAGGTTTTGGTGGCTTCGGGATTTTCGGCGCTTTCGCTGGCTTCGGTGCTGAGGGCTGGCCTCCCGGGAGTGGGCGTTCACCAAGTTCTTGGCCGATAGTGCTTAATGTTGGCTCGGTTGTGCGGAACGGATCGTTCGGCTGGCCTGTTCCAGCTGCCTGTGGAGGATTTGAGGTCTCAACATTGGTTAAGAGGTTTATAGAACAGCGACAGTTCGGGTGAGCCGGGGGCGTCATAACTCCTCGAGAGAAATCGTCCCGGAGTTTTTGTGTTTCGCCGTTCAGCGTTTGGCAGATGACGCAAACATCAAAGCGCCCGGTGACCCATTGCTTCCGGGCGGTATCGGAGTTGATGAGTCCTTGGCGTTCGGCCTGAAGCATGGATTCGAGGCGACCTTGGTTGTTTGCTTGGATAAGTTCGGTTCGAGCGATGGAAGTTGCCCGGGATTTTCTTAGGCGATCAGCGTAGGCTTGCGTGTCTTTCTGGAGTTTCTCTAACGCTTTAGTTCCGGTAATCCCTCGGTTGGCTAGATCGGTGGCGATTTGGGCCGACCGGTTGAATACTGCTTTCTCATACCGGACTGTCAGGCCGTTCATGTTGGTGCCGAGATGTTCGGCGACGCTTTTGGCTGCGTCGGTAGTTGGTCTGCCCTGCTGGAGAACTGCTACTAGGTCTTTGGTGAGCGTCGTGGGGGTTCGGCCCACGGTATATGCGGTAGTGACGGCATCTCGAACTGCTTGGACTTGTGAGGAGGCCATGTTGGTAACCATCTGCCCGGCAGTCGTTCGAGCGTAGTTGGTGGCGGTTGGGGAAGTTTTGTCAAATGTAAAGCCGACGATTGCGCTTTGCCCGGAGGTTTCCGCTTTCTTGACAGTCACAACGCTGCTGGTGAGTTTGCTGGCGATCTCGGCAGCTGAGAACTCCCCGGCTTCGTTGAGTTGTTCGAGGATTAACTCTTGAATGTCTCCGACCCATAGTTCAAGGGCTGAGATGACCTGTTGGGCGTAGGCCTGATAGTCCCGGGACTCAATGGCGTCATAGACCGCTCGTTTGGGGATTTGGCGGTATGCCGATGCGATGACTGCTGCTAACTGTTTCTCTCTAGCGAGTAGTCGTCCTTCCTCCGGGGCGGTCTGCTCCGAAAGGTTGCCCTTTTTCTTTGTTAACGGAAACCGATTAAGCGGATTCGAGCGCGTAGTGGAGGCCGTTACTGAGCCGCCCACGGTTAGACCTTTTCAGCCTGACCTTGCGGTAGCCCGGCGAGTTGTCGTAGATAGTTCTCAAGGTCTTCGTCTGGGAACAGCGGTGCTCCAGCCTGAGCGAGAGCGCCGACGAACCCGGCAATTGCCCCGAGGTCAATGTTCTTCGGCTTGGAGTAGTTCAGCGTTGGGCTTAGTTCTTCTGAGATGCCGTTGAGACGCATAAGGCGAGGAATCATGTGTTGGTTGAAAACCTCACTAATCTCGAGGAGGTAGGAGTCAACCGAGCGCATAAAGAGTTCAATCTTTGAAACGCCGAGAGCCTGCGACCCAACCTTTTCGTGGCCTAACAACAAGAAGTCGGCGAGGACTGTCATTGAAATGCGTTGGTCGTACCGGCCAATGATTGCGTCGGTATCAAACTGGCGTCGGCCACCCGTTGAAAGCAACTTGAGTTCGTAGGCAGGCTGGTTTGTTTCCGGGTCGTATGCCAGAGGGAACACGACGCCTTCCTGCTCATCTCGCTTGATGTTGCGAACGATTTGCTTAATGGCAGCTAGTGCCGCTTGTTCTGCCGGGGTTGCGCTGTTCGAGAGGAGTTGTGGCGGTACGAGGGCCACGGGCATACCAGCGAGGTCTCGTTCAATGCCAATTGCTTCTATTTCTTGGATTCGGCGCTTGTAGTACCAACTGACAAAGGCGTTTCGGAGGATTGAGCGACCTTGTGGGTTGTTCTGCTTTGAGGTGGTGCGGAAAAGGGCGCACTTCTCAATGGGGAGAAAGACCTGTCCTTTGCCAGACATGGGGTCTAACTGGTAAGCGCCTTGGATTCCCCCGGACTCATCTAAGTCCCAACGAATGATTGTTTCCTGTGAGCGAACGGGCAGTTTTCGCCAGCCGACTCGTCCGTCGTTAAACTTCGAGCGTGTTCGAGGGTCGTCGGTAAAGCCTTTGCGGTATTTGTAGACGATTTCATGGTAGGAAAAACCGAAAACAAGGAAACTGAGGATTGAGGAGAGGGTGTCGGCCCACGAATCGCTCATGTCGTTAAGGCATTGGGATACAAACTCTGCTTCGTTGGCTGCGGCTTCGTTGTCGCTTTCGGCTGGCTCTACTGACCAGTCAACGGAACGGCAAACCATCTCGATTGCTTGGAGCATGGCCCCGATTACTGGGTCGTTGTCTGCCATTTCTCGGTAGTTGGCGTATGCCTGCCTGCCTTGTAGCTGCCTGAGGAACTCTTGACGGATTACGCCCTGATTTTGGATAAGCCCGGACGAACCTACTTCCATGAAGTCGGTTGATGATGCCTTTGCTTTGGCGATTGGTTCAGCGTTTACGCCGGGGAAGTCCACAGGAGGCATAGTAGCGTCTTTCTGTTGTTGTAGGTTGCTCCTAGAAGTTTACGCTTTTGCTTTTGAGGCAGCGTTCTTATGTTGAAGCGCCTCGACTAAACTTCCCGGGACATCTAGATAGACAGTTGTGCCTCGTAACTCGGGGTTTGAGGCTTGAGAGATCAGCCACTCGGCCTGCTCCAACCCGAAGATTCGAGAAAGCGAGTCACGGTGGGCCATATAGACCGGTTGGCTGCCTTCGGCTTTGAAACAGGGCAGCATACGGTAGCGGTTTCGGACTATCAGCGTGTTGGTTTTATTGATCGTGAACGGCGAAACAATACAGCCAGACGGTTTGTCTGGGGAATCGTGGAGAGTACAGAGATGGTTGTCGGGGTGCTGGAATGGGCATTTCTTATTGACCGGGGCCACTCTCCCGGAGGTTTCGTCAACGGTTGCTCCTCGTTTCCTGAGTGCGACCGCTTCGCTCGAAGTGACAACTACGGCAATCCCGGAGGGGTCAACCGATGATCGGCAGCAACTGGCTTTACAAACATTGGCGATGAAGTCGGCAGTACAGGGGTGGAACTGTTGCTGTAGGGCCGACAGGTTGATTTTGATTCGGGTGGTTGTCATAGTGTCCTCGAGGTAACTCTACACCTTTTGTTGTGCTTTTTCAGCCATTAAAGAACTCATTGTTGCCCCGGCAAACCGCTTGTTGGGAACGGGTAGGTTGTTGGCCACTATTCCTATTTTGTTTGTGGGAGCGCATACGGCGAGGAGGTCAGAGTCGCCTTGATCTGTGTAGCCAGCAGCTAGTAGTTCCTCTAGGTTGGGGAAAACATCGGCGTTGCGGTGCTGCTCACGGTCTATGAGATGGTCCTCGAGTCCTCCGTAACTGAATAGGAGTCTAAGGTTCCCGGGGATTATGCCGTTGAGCCTTGTCACCATGCTCACCTCTTTTGTGTAGGCATAGAACAGTATGTGCGGCAAAGATTGGGCGATTTCGCACCATGCCAAGAAGTAGTGGTCATTGAAGAAGTCCCCGGCGTCGTGGATTCTGACCGCTCGGCCACCGCCATGTATCCAATCGGATAACCACAGGTCTGCCGGGTCTCCGGGGAGGTCGTGGGGTTTACCGGAGGGAAGGAACCGTTTGTGCTGGAGTTCCTCCGTCATGTGGGCCTGCCATTTAACAGGCCAGTAAAGGAAGTATTCGAGGTTTGCTGTGTGCCGGGCGAGAACATTCGAGAAGCGGTATGTTCCGAACTTGGCGTAGCAGACTCGAGCGCATACCCCGGCGTTTGGGCAGCAGTTGAACAGCGACCCTGTTTCGAGGCGAACGGTATGTGCTGGAATGCTCCAGTTCCAAACCCCGGAGCGCCGAAGGTCTGAGTTTTGAGATAGTAAGCGTTTAGCTGCTAGTGGAGGGGTGGGCATTTCGGGGTCTCCTTTGGCCGACTGTTATGAGATACGCCAAGGTGACGCCTGCTCGATTGAGAAAGGTACTACAACTGGTGGTTGCCGGGCGCTATCAATGATTAAATCGGAGAACGCCCATACAAGTGCGTCTAATCTGTCCGGGCTGGGTGAGTAATCCGGTACCCATGAACACAGTTGGTCCTCGAGAAGCGAGAAAAAGCCGACATGGTGG